GGAGCAGGATCTGCAGGAGCAGCAGCAGCAGCAGCAGCAGCAGCAGCAGCAGCAGCAGCAGGAGCTTAAAGGATTTCGCTTGCGATAATTATTAATATGAACCCTGCGTGATATGATAATAACTTAATAACGTATATCTATTATGTTACGTTTTCTTTTAACAACTTAGCCTACTGCAAAATATTAATCAAATAAATGTATTATAATTTATATATAAATAAAAAGTATTGTTATTTATATATACATGTTGGATTTTTTACAGAATTATATTCCTGCAGCGATTCAATATGCTTTAGTGCTTTTTACAATAAATTCGCTTATGTCTTTGCGTGACATGGACGAATTTTATGGAACTATTGTTTGGTACAGTATTAAATGTTCTGCGACTTTACACCAAACGTGTCAATCATTTAAGAAACTTCTAAAATATAGTGGTATGATTACAAATAAACACCGCATAGAATATATTTCCAATGGTAAAATTATGAAAATAGTGACATTATATAGTAATATTATTAGTGAAAAACAGTTACAATCCCTTAAACACGATGACCGTTATAATATAGATTTAATGATGTATACTGCTCCGGTTAATGATGATACAAATAAATGTGATATAGTTGTTGCTGACTCTGTTTCAAATATGATATACCCACCCGTTCCTGCAAAAAATCAAATGTATTCTTTAGCCATTTCATGGCCGACTGCTGCTCCTGATAACGATAGTGCTCCTGATAACGATAGTGCTCCTGATAACGATAGTGCTCCTGATAACGATAGTGCTCCCGATAACGATAGTACTCCCGATAACGATGATAGTTTCTGTAAGGAGAATGGTGGAAGATTTAAAAAAATAGAAATCGAATTACCATACAACTTTTGTATAGAAGGAAATAAGCTATTTACTGAACCATTTATGATGTGGTTGTTCGAACATTATAACGTTCCTCACGATAAAAAATATGCTAGAGATTATACAATTACATTTTTTGATAATACAATGACACCATATGTTATTACTAGAAAGAATAATATGTTAGTTGAGAACAATTTATTTAAAATAATTGACATTGAGAAAAATGATTCGGATACTGACGATAGTATAGATAGTACTGAACAACCAGAAATTGCGAAGAGTAATAATTGGTATGATTTTTTTTATTGAGTGGTTCATAAAATTATTATAGCATAAAATATATGTATAGTATCAATATAAATATATTAATACTATATTATTATATGGAGTCTATTTCAGTTTCAGGCGTAGATAAACAAGGACAGTTCACTCCATCTGTTCCTACTACAGCCAAAAACTGCACAATCCATAAATTAAGTGATAAATGGACACTTTGGGCGCATTTACCACATGATACGGATTGGTCAATAAAAAGTTATAAAAAATTGTTTACATTTGAAACGGTGGAGGAATCATTAGCATTATATAAGAATATTCCCGATAAACTGATAGTAAATTGTATGCTTTTTTTGATGCGAGATGGAATTAACCCGATGTGGGAAGATATAAAAAATAGGGAAGGTGGGTGTTTTTCTTATAAGATTGCAAACAAGTCAGTTCTATCTATTTGGAAAAACTTATCCTATATGTTAATAGGAGAGTCTTTGATCCAAGATCATTCCGTATTGAAGACGATAAATGGTATTACAATATCTCCTAAAAAACATTTTTGTATCATTAAATTATGGTTTTCTACATGTAAATATCAGAATCCGGAGATAATTTCTACTGCATGCGGGTTGCAAACAACGGGTTGTTTGTTTAAAAAACATAAACCTGTGAATTAGGGATAATATAAATAATATAAATAAATATATATATATATATTTATTTATTTATTTATATATTTATATATTTATATATCTATATAATTTCATTTATATGCTGGGCAATGGAGCTAAGCATAGTTTTATATCGCCCAATGATGCTACATTATATTTAACAATTAATGGTAGATTATTTTCCAAATATATTTCTATTTGGCTACATAAATTTGTGCATTTAATAAAATAGCCAAGATTTTTAAGAGAGAATTCCCCTTGAATTATTTTTCCAATATTCTGTTTTACAACATATTCCATACTTCCATCTGATTCTGCGCGTCTAATTTCTGCATCAGCAAAACCTCCGGAGCATTTGAAGATAAGTTCTGCTCCGTTTGCTGTTGCAACGGATTTAATCTCAATCTTATCTGATATACATGATAAATCCCTCACAATTTTTTGGAAGTCTACAGAAGGCAGATTTAGTATTGAAGAGAATTTCACATCAGGCACCTCTAATTCTTCATTATCCGGTTCAATAAGGCGCAATTTTTGGATTTTCTGTTGTTTTATATCTCCATTTTCAAATTTAAGACCAAGATATTGCACAATACCATCTGCGTAATCCGCTTTCTCTATATAAATTGTTAATGTGTCATTATTATCAATAGTGCTGATTAATTTAAATAAATGAAACATGTTTACGCCTATTATAATTTTGTCTTTTTTGCATTCATATCCTTCGAAGTTTTCTGCATGAAGGGCAAGATGTGCTAGAATAGTGTGCGACTTATCCATATTAATGATTTTGATTCCTTCTGGTGTAAATATGATATTTGATTCCAATAAGATATCTTTGAGAGCGGTCATTAATATACGAAAAGGGGCAATTTGAACAGTTTGTATTGTTAAAATATTTTTTTCTGCGAAATCTTGAGACATTTATTTATTATGCATAACACATCTTTAAATACTTATGTGAACCGCATATAATATAATGGGGTTAGTCCAAATTATATTATATGAAATGTATTTAATGACATATAAATATTATATTATAACATGATTTACATAAACAACCCATTAACAAATGATATGAATATGGTGCAAAATATTCGTCCTCAACAATTTTATCATATTGATGATAGCATATACAAATCACAAGATGTATCGTATTTTATATTTATAAATGTAACTTGTTTTTTTATGATTTATATATTAGATCGTTTACTGAAAAAAGTGAACTGTAAGGCTAGGTGGTTCACTTTGCATGCCATAACAAATTATATAATTTCGATAACAACATTTACCGACGTTTTGGCATGTATCGCAAATCCATTGGTTTCCTCGCACCCGATGACGATATCTATTGCGGGGAACATCGCTTGCACATTACATATTTATCATTGTATTTTTTTTAAGTTGAGGTTTGAAGATTGGGCGCATCATTTTTTATCTTGTTTTATATTTGCCCCCACATGCGCAAAGTTTACCTCGAAAGGATTATCAGTATTTTACTTTTTTTGTACTGGATTACCTGGCGCTGTTGATTACACTGTATTATCACTGGTAAAAGATGGTCGTATGGCGAAGAAGCGTCAAAAGCAAATTGCTTCCTCGCTAAATGCTTATATTAGAATGCCTGGTGGCGTATTTTGTGCGGGACTTTTATTTAAAGATGGATTAAACATTTATTCGACAAATATTGCCGGGTTAGAATTAATCTTTATTTCCATTATGATTTATGCAAATTCCTGTTTTTATGGAAAACAAGCCATGGAAAATTATGGTATGTATAAAAAATAGATGCATGAGTTTTCCGTTTTATTTACAAAATCTACACCCATATGGGTTTTTTCTTGCATTGCAATTTCCGGTGGGCGCCACGGCTACTTGATTCGATAGTTGCAATATTTGGTGCGTTCTTTGTTGCATGGCAAGTCTTTGAACTTTATTACTAAAGTTTAGTGAAAATCTATTTCGGTGAATAGTTGTAGGATTTTTATACAAACGCATCTATACTATATGGAATGAAAAAAATAATTTAATATATATATATAATGAATGCCGCGTGGCAACGATTTCGTCCTTACCATGGAGGCACATGCGGAGACATTATTGAAAAGCATTTCACGAAGGAGCGAGGTGGTTTCGAAACATTTTTCTAACTATTTACATTTTATCCAAATAACATGTGCGGCACACAGGTAAATATTCCTCTGTGCCAATTCGTTCTTGTTCTTGTGCGTCTGTTTTTCTATGAGTAAATAAAGCCGGGCGTTTTTTGCAACAACCACAATACGAACGCAGTTTAGTGACTTTGTCGCAAAATGGAATCAGATTTAGCCAGTTACCGAAGGCTTCGCGTCGAAAATCCCCATCCAGACCACATACGTAAACCTTTTTATGATGCGTTTCCACTGCGCATTTTACCCAGTCCACAATATCTTTGAAGAATTGTCCTTCATTGATAAGAATGACTTCGCACTTCGCGAATGCATCGGGAATACTGGGTTTATTACCTTTAGCGATATTTGGCGCAATATTAGCAACTTCGTGTAGATGGAGCGCTTGCGTGCAAGGAATCTCACGACGATCATGTGTGGAAAGCTTTGTTCTGGAATATCTGGTATCGTGTGCATAATTAATAACAAGTGTGTTGATTTCACAAAAGGAAAACTGCTTATAAAGCTCGAGCAATTTCGATGTTTTTCCAGACCACATGGGGCCAATGATAAGTTCTAAATAACCGTCCATATTTTGTTGCATGTTGTTTACTATTTGTCCATCAATTATATTTAATATAAAATAAAAATAATTATTTTTGCGAATAATTATTTTTGTGAATAATTATTTTTGTGAATAATTATTTTTGTGAATAAATAAATATATGAAAAAGACTTAATTGCGAGTTATATAACTAATATACATTTATGGATAAATCGACTGAACCATGGGTAGAAAAGTATCGACCCAATACATTAGACGATATAGTATTGGATTCTGTAAACACGACCATTATTCGTAATATAATAAAAACACAGACATTCCCGAATTTATTATTTTATGGTCCACCAGGAACAGGAAAAACGACTACTATTCTAAATTTAATAACAGATTATCAAAAAAACACAACAGGATATAATAAAAGTCTGGTGATACATTTAAATGCATCGGATGAGAGGGGGATAGACACAATACGAAACGTGATTTCAGAATTCGCTGGATCAAATGGGTTATTCCAAAATGGTCTAAAATTCGTTATATTGGATGAGATTGATTCCATGACTAAAATTGCACAACAAGCACTTAAGATTCTTATTCAAAATATTAATACCCCAACCCGGTTTTGTTTAATTACTAATTATCTAAGCAAGATAGATCTATCACTGAGAAATTATTGTGTGTCCATGCGGTTTAATCAATTGCCTATACCAAATATTTTACAATCTCTACATAAAATTAATATGATGGAAGGTATTGGATTACGTCCTGAGCAATTAGAATCCATACAAAAAATGTATAGGTCAGATATGAGAAGTATGATTAATTATATGCAAACAATACAGTTAAATATGCAAACTATCATCACAAATAAGGTGTGGGCCAAATTAACAACAGTTATTGAAACCAGTAATATAGAAGCTATTACAAATAATTTCAATCATATTCTGTCAGAATATGATATGCAGGTAATTGATCTCATAAAAACATATTTTAATTATATTATTCGTAATCATGAAAAATATGTTACATGCGATTTATTAAATTTGGTCGAGAAATTACTACACTGTAATTGTAAAATATCAAAATATTTGAAACAATATTTTATTATACGTATTAAAATTATATTTACCAAATCCTAGATATGCGATCCTAGATATGCGATCCTAGATATGCGATCCTAGATATGCGATCCTAGATATGCGATCCTAGATATGCGATCCTAGATATGCGATCCTAGATATGCGATCCTAGATATGCGATCCTAGATATGAGATCCTAGATATCCATTAATATTTTTCTAAACGATATTTCAGTCTAGAATTCCAATCATTTGGCGGAGATGCTTTATCCGGATTGAAATGAGAACATTTTAAATAATAGTTTTCAGTATTATTTACAGTATTATTTACAGTATTATTTACTGTATTATTTACTGTATTATTTACTGTATTATTTACTGTAATAGCGTCCTCCATAGTAGTTATATTATTTACATGATAATTACTCC